GTACTTCTTTTTCTTCTTTACCTGTTAAAACCATATACAATATTTCACTTAAAAAGTCTTGTACAAACACAGGAGTATCTGATCTTTTTAAATCAAGACCCATTGCTTTTACTTTGCCCTCTTTACCTGTGGTATCAACACGAGTTCCTTCTTTGTCATAATAAAGAACTGCATATCTTTTCTTTGTAATAAACAAACCTCTACTTGCGACAAGTTCTCTACCTGCTTTAATTAATTCTCCTCTTGTTTTTGGACAATGAAATGCTTTTTGCATAAAGTTAGGAAAACTAATATTAATTTCATCAGCAATCTTATCATATAACGCAATCACTGATTCTTTAGTCCACGCAATTTGTCCTGAATCTATTTCTTTAGATAATGTTTTGTGTGCAGAAAAATATACAGAGTCAGTATCTCCATATATTATACTTTCGCCAATATGATCATATTTGCCTGCAACGATTTCATTTACCTTGGCTCCCATATGTTTTGTGATACATCTACCTGTCAATGTTACAGATTGTCCTATTCTAATATCAAAAAATCTACAACCAGGATTTAAAATTGCACCATATAAACTATTCAAGTTAATTTTTTTAACTAATTGTCTCTTGTCCCAATACTCTCTTTCGATTTCATTATCTCCACAGTCTGCCATCTTACGTTGCATTTCTTTTCTCTCTGCATACCAACGTTTCAGTAATCCTGGAATTATTGCTTCAAACTCGTATGTGAATAGTGTACCATTGGCACTTAACATCCATTGATTATTACTTTCAAATACTAAATCATAAAGTTGTGCCGCAGACATTTTGACAGATGTACCGTCTACCCAATCAACAATAATTTCTACACTCTTGTCTTGTTTCATTACTGCTTGATATTCCCACGTACCGAACTGTCCTTCCCAAGCCATTGCGAAAGATTTCTTTGCGTGTTTGGCTCTGTTTATTTCTGCAGAAGTAATTACAGGACGTATTTGTCCTACGATAGTTTCAGGACCCATATTCAAGGCTCTAATCACAGATGGATATAGAGAATTAATATCAACAGATCCTATCCAGTCGTGTATTCCTTTTTTTGGATAAGCCACATACGCACCTGCCGCCGTAACTGGTTCAGCATCTTTGTCTCTGAATTTTCTACCTGGTACTTGCATACCTCTTCTGTGTGCTTCGTTGACTATTGCTTGTTCTGTAACTGCAACTGCACCCATTGTTGTTTGTAGTAGTACGGTGTTTTGGTGTGCAATCTCATTGGCAAGTTCTATGAATTTCAACTTCTTCTCAAGTTTGGCCAATAGTGCAGTATCCTGCCTGTTGTATTCTATAAACAATCCAAAATCATTTTTGTATAAGTTGTCCAATGACCCTTCATACACAGTTTTCTTTTCGCCTAGTTCGTGTTCACCAATTGCATCTAATCTAAAACTATGACGTTCTTCATATGTGTACTTTCTATATAACTCTAGTAAATCTAAATGTACTCGTCCTATCAAATCATAACTTAATTGTTCTCTGCCGTATTTTTCAAACATTCTTTTCTTTGGCTTTTCGCCCCAGAAACATAATCTTCTTGTGTCATCTGAACTTAATACTTTTTGTATTCTTCCAACAGTATAAGGAATATCATATCCTTCTGAATTCCAACCAGATAAAATATCACCATCTTCGATTAATGTTAGAAATGCATCAAGCATATCTTTTTCTTTCTCGAACAACATTGTGTTATCAAATCTTTCGGTCAATGTATGTGCAGTCGCCATATTCATTCCTTTTGGAATCTTAGCAAGTGTTACTAATTGATCTGTCCAACTCAAATAACAACTTATGGCAGTGATTGGCATAAATGGATCGTCAGTAGTTGCATACCCACGTTCTGGATCAAAGTCTACTTCAATATCAAAAAATACTACATTTAGTTTTGGAGTTTCTTTGCCCAAATAGTTCTCTTCCAAACATCTAAAAACAGGATTAATATCATTCTCATAAAGTTTTTTATTTGATCTTATTCTTTGTTCTTTTATAAATTCTTTAGACGTTGAGCAAGTAACTTTTTGTAAAGTTTCTCCCGTTATAGATCTGTGTTTACCTCTAGCATCGGGATAGTAAAATGTATATCTTGCATCATAATCAACAAAAATTCTTTCACCTTTGTCATTTCTTTCGACAACATATACTTTGTCTTCATCTTTTTTATATAAAGCGTCTATGTAACTCATTTAATAATTTTTATTTCACTTTGTGTTTTTATAACAACTCTAGCACCACAAGATAGTATTGGTTTATCATTGCCGCCATACATTATTTTGCTAGGTCCTAATACTTCTACTTCGTGACAGTATGTATTTTTGGATCCTTCTTTTATTGTTATAACAGGTTCGTTGGTACCGTGTTTTTTGTTTGCTCTTATTTTGTGTTGATTAACGTGTATATATTTTGTTTTCATTAAAATACTCTTAAATTTCCTATTATGTTCATTATAGTAAACCATGACGCCAAAACGCAAGTCCAAATTATTCTTCTACGATAAGATGCATATGCAAGTGTAGTCGAACCCATTAGATACAATGGAAACACTAATCTCATATCTGGCCCCGGTGAGGTAAAAGTCAATAGTGCTGATCCCCAAACAGTTACCACAACAGAAAACACTTCAAAATAAAATGCAATTCTATCTGTCTTGTAACTGGTTATCCAAAATTCTTTAAGTATGTTTAACAATTCTACCACCAATAACTTGCAACGCCATAACCGTAGACATTTATGATTGAGAAGTAACCAGTAATCATCATTACGAATGCGGCATTCCTTCTGTAAGAAGCATAACATTGTGTTACCGCTCCAACAAAAAACATAGGATATACTACCGTCATATCCGGATTCGTGGCTGTGATTGCTAATGTAAGGCTGGCTCCAACTGTGAATACAAAACTGACAAGTTCAAAATAAAATGCTGTCCTGTCGCTCTCAAAACTACGAAGCCAGAATGATCTGACTTTGTCTAACATTAAAGTTTACCGGCTGTGTTCAGTATACTTTCTAACGTATCCATGTCGTCAGCAATATTTTTATAATTGCCTTTGTGTGCGACTGTTATTGCTTTATTAATTAGACCTGGTTTTAATTCTAGTTCTTCTGCTATTGCTTTTACAGTATCTCTTAAACCAGACTTTAGATCGTCTACTTCGCCTAGTACTTGTGATCCTTGTGAAATGATTTGTATTAGTTTTTGCTTTTCTGCATCGTTAAAGTTTCTTACGGCCATAATTTTCTCCTGTTGTTAACCAACAGTATATATTATATTTGTAAGAAATGCAAATATTTTATTTGAGAATGGAATCTATTTTGGTTAGTACTACTTTTATATCTTCAAGTGTATTCTGTCTCCAACCTTCTTGCTCGTTTTTCTTCATTATGTCGTTTGGTTTTTTAAATGCAAAATCGTGCATTTTATTCAAACCTCTTGCACCTGCGGATTTTGGACTATCTTTTTGAACAGAACTGTCGATGTGTCCTACTTGTTTTAGTTTAGTGACATCATTTTTAGATTTGCTAAAATTTTGTATAAAGTTTATACCTGACATATAAGGTATTTATTGGAAATTAGTCTTTAGGTTGTGGATCTAAATCGTTGGTAAATTTATCTTCTGCTGGTAGTTCAACATCTTCACCTTCGTCAAAGTCCTTGTCTAACATAGGAACTTCGCCATCTTCCTCGTCTTCGTCGTCTTTAGACTCTGCGTCCTGTTTAACTAGATCGTTTAAAGATGGTTCAGGTTTGTGTGGTTCTGATGTGTTTCTCTCTGCATCAGCGATAACTTCATCTGGTGCTTCGGCCTTCTCTGCGTCAGCAATAATTTCTTTTGTTTCTGGAGTTTTAATTATGAATGAATTTTCATTCATTTCAACTTCGTTTTCTGAAAACGTATTGTACATTTCCACTAAATCATTTGCTTCTGCATTTTTTACAAATTCTGTAATATCTTTTAAAAATGTTTCTCTGAATGCTTTGTCATCCATTGTAGCATTTTCTTTTTCTTCTGCTTTTAATTCTGCTAATTGAGATTCTAGTTCTGCAATTTTGTCTAATCTGTTTGCTTCTTCGGTAACTTCTTTTTTAATAGTAGTTGCTATAGAGTCATCTGCATCCGATTCTTTGATTGCTTTTGTTATACTTGACTCTTCACCAGTTATTGATTCTACTAATTTCTCTGCTTTTTTTGAAACTTTTGGTGCTTCTGTGTATTCTTTTATACCTGCTAGTTTGGCAATATCCGCTAATGAAACATCTTTGTCATCTAGTATTTTTGGTTCTGATGTAGCCGCTTCCATGAGCTCTGCTCTTTCTTGTTCAGGAGTCATATTGCTCATTGCGTTTAAACGAGCAACCAACTCAGCAAAGTCTGATGTAGTTTTTTGTTTCTGTTTACGTGCCATATGATATATTTATATTTGTTACAGTTTTATTTAAGGCTCTTATTAAGCATTATAGCAAGTTTTGATTCATATGCCAAGCCTTCTGTAGGCATAAATTTGCTGTATTTGTCTTGTAAATATTTTATGTGATTAAGATCCTTACCTGTATCAAGTCTTAATTTTGCATCTGATATATCTTTTTTGATATTGTTTGCTAATTCTGTATTGCCTGCATCAACTGCCATTTCGTATGCGTTGTTCATTGCTTTCACAGCCGGTACCGAATTGTCAATTGCATTGTTTATCGATCCCATTCCTGCGACAGCACCAACAATTACACCAGCGGCCGCTAATTTTTTCGCCCAATCTTTAAGACCTTCGTCTAGATCTTCTTCTGTTGTCTTTTCTTTAATTTTACGTGACATAGCCTTTTC